CTTCGAGTTCTTGCTACCTCTCTTCAAAAAGGTACTGCGCCTGCAATCCAACAACCCAACGAAAACCTTCAAAATTAAGTGAGCTGGGCTACAAAGTGACGGACTTCTCGGAGAATTACGTCGAAGGCACGTATGATTGGCCTGATAGAACAAAGAATGCAGTCGATCGGTCGTTATTAGAGCACGTTGAGCATAGGGATAAGGTGACGCGAGGAACGAAACCCCCTAGTGAGCTTGAGTTTGAGCATGTGATGAAGGAGACCACCAAAGCTTTTCGTTCGGGATGGAAATTTTTCCGTTCTGACGAAGCGGTGACGAAAGAGAGAATATTGGAGATTGTATTAAAGGACGTGGATAAAAATTCTAGTCCTGGTTACCCTTTATGTATGGATTATTCCACAAATGGTGACTTTTTTTGAATTCAATATTATGGGTTTACCCAATCCAATACAATTTTCTCATTTCGTTGAAATGGTGGCCACTAGAATCGATGAGTTACAAACTCGCCCTAGCTGTGATCCAGTTAGGGTCTTCATTAAGGAGGAGCCCGCTAGTAAAAATAAGAGGGAGACGGGAGCGTTGAGGCTTATCTCTAGTGTTAGTATCGTAGATACTGTTGTGCATAGATTACTCTTTGGTAAGATCTTTGATAAACTCATTAAGCATTGGGGGGCGACCCCTAATATGGCTGGGTGGAGCTTGGATGGTGGAAAGTGGAGGTTTTTTAATCGTCATTTTGGCGGTAAGAAAGCCTTCATGGCGGACAAAAAGAAATGGGATTGGAGCATGCAACCTTGGTTGGCCGACCTTACCAGATCTTTGTTGTTAGACCTAGGGAGTTTTGAGGGGGGCGAACGTACAGTTGCCAGCAATGCTATCTCAGCATTGTATGCGATGGCCAGCGAGGACGGCGGGAATGAGTATCCGCTCGAGCTGGTCACTTGTTGTGGTAAGTGTAGGGCCCAGACTAAATACCTTCAAATGACCCCAGGCTTACAGAAATCAGGATGGTTAGGCACGATCATTACGAATGGTGTCCAACAGTTCGCTTTAGCATCATTAGCTTCGCTGAGGATAGGAAAGAAAATGGG